TAACAAAAAAGAAGCACTTGAATACCTCATGGAGAACAAATGAACGTAGGATTCAAGAAATTACATACCGATGCCATCCTGCCCACCTATAAGAACGATAGGGATGCTGGTATAGATCTATACGCCCAAGTAGGATGCACTATCCATGCTGGTAAGAGAGCTATACTAGGAACAGGTGTGGCATGGGAACCATTGGACTGTGCAAAAGGTACTAAAGCATGTATGATCGTGAAGTCCCGTTCGGGTATGGCCTTTAACTTTGGTGTTGAGGCTTCTGGAGCAGGAGTCATAGATCAAGCATTCCGTGGGGAGATAAAGGTAAAGCTATATAACAATAGTGACAGACCATATATGATCACTAAGGGTGATAGAATCGCCCAAGGTATTATCCTTGAACTCCCTCTTATAGATGTTATAGAAATTCAAGAATTATCCGATTCAGACAGGGGTACGAACGGATTCGGGAGCAGCGGTAAATAATGTCAAATTCAGCACCTATGAGTCGAGAACGCCTAGAAGAGATACAGGCACGATATGCAAACAAAGCATACGTCCAGCAAGCTATCGCTTCTATGGCTAGGGGTATGGCAAACGAAATTATGGTAGGTAGGCAAGTATTACCTAATCAGAAATGGACGAATATTACGGAGGTGTAACATTAGTGATATTACTAAGTGTAAAGGGGTAGATTGCAGTAGGAAGCATGATTGCTATAGATATACCGCTACGATAAATCCATATAGACAGTCGTGGTTTGCAGAGATGCCTATCAAGAACGGGAAGTGCGAGATGTTCTGCAAACATCAAATAGGAAGAGCAATAAATACATTATCGGAGGGTATAGATGACATCAATTGAAAAAGCAAAAAAGATAGTAGAAAACGAGGGACGCTGTTCAGAACTAGAATGTTCTGATTATTTACAAGGTAGTGATACAGATTGCCCATGTTATAAGGCGTGTACTAAGACCGATTCTGATATGATAAGTCCACTAAGTGTACAGATATGTAAAGACTTCCTTCTTGCACAAGCATCAGAAGATGCAGTAAAACTTCCTTTGTACTCTGAGCATGATCCTGTATCTCATCCTAGCCATTATGCATCAGGAGAAATTGAATGTATAGATGCCATTAAAGCATCTATGTCACAGGAAGCATTTAACGGATTCCTTAAAGGAAATATGCTTAAATATGCGTGGCGGTATGAAAAAAAGATTGCACCAGCAGAAGATATTAAGAAAGCAATTTGGTATGCTACACGGCTAGTAAAGGAGTTGGAAGATGGAAGTAAAAGTACTGAGGACTGAGGGACTAGATATAGCATGTGAAGCTATGCGGCTATCTTTTAATAGTGTATCTAATGAGGAGATTGTACAGGCATCTCGTGGAGTCAACTTATTTCTTGATGACGTGGAACTCCTAAAGAAATTGATACTTGAGGGAGATAGCGCAGCAAAGGTTACTCGTATGGCTACGGTGTGGTTAGATCTTACTATGCCAAGGTATTGGTGGTCAGAATTTGATACCTACCGCATAGGCTGTACAGAAATGTCAGAAAGTAGTGTCCATCGGCTCCAGAAACGTATCAAAGATACAGAACTTTCTGTGGATGACTTTCATGTTGATAATGAGGGAGTCACTGATGCTGTGGTCGATGCCATCAGAAATATGGAAAATGCTGTTCTTGCAAGGATGCCGATTGAGTCTATCAAGCAAATGCTCCCAGAGTCTTTTTTACAGAGGCGTATAGTATGTACAAATTATCAGACGCTACGGCACATTTATTTCGATAGGAGGAATCACAGACTTCCTATATGGCATAGGTTTCTGGACGAGCTTCTTAAACAGTTGCCTTTTCCAGAGTTCATTACTATTGAGAAGGGGGTATAAATGGAAGGTGAAAATTTCACTTTGATTCGGGAGTTTGTGGATGACGGTGATGTGGTGCAATCGAACCTATCTAGTTTTCATGCAGATTGTCTGTATGATGGAGATAGTCTTGGAGTACTTACACACATCGAAAGTTTCTTGCTGGGGTGCGGGTTTGTATTTGACGGACATCTGGCTATTGTTAAGGAGGAAGAATGAAGAACGTAGGGGTATCTATCGAGGATGATCTTGTAGTAGACAAAATGCATCTTGACGACGAGTGTGAAGTATTTGCTACAAAGTACTACATCTACGCACAGCAGTACAGCACCGCTCGCGGTGAGCTGGACGCTGCTAAAGATCGTCTCAAAAGTAAAGAGGCAGAAAGGGATTTGTATTGGAGACGTAATTGCCCCACAGATCTTAAAGCAACAGAGGCCACATACAGCGCGTTATTAAACGATGACGGCGAGGTAACGTCTGCAAGAGAGGCGCTTCAAATTGCACAGCATGCTGTGGATACTCTTTGGGGCATTATGAGTTCTTTGGATAATCAGAAGAGTATGTTGGATAATCTTGTAAAGTTACAGATTTCCTCGTATTACTCTGGGGACACAGGGATGTCGGCACAGTCTGCACGAGACAGACTTAACGAAAAACGATAACGAACACGAAAGGAGAAACAATTATGGGAGACTGGGGAAAACAGCGCGAACAGATGGGCAAGGGTGCGGGAAACAATTTTAATGCATTGGATTTCAGCAAGGTGGATGGTAAGCACGAGTTCTACAAATTGGTAGAGGGGGGACAAAAATTTAATATTATCCCCTTCCCTATTGGTAAGAAGCATCCGCTTGTAGCTAAGGGGGCGCTTGATAAAGGTGATCTTTTTTATAGCTTACCGTTGTATGTTCATAAGGATGTTGGTGCAGGACGTAAGAGTATTGCTTGTCCGAACAAGAACTATGGCAAGCCATGTCCTATCTGTGAACTTGCAGAGGAAATGAATAAGACGGCGCGTACCAAAGAAGAAAAGGATGCTGTACCTTATGCACGGCTTCGTTTATTCTATAATATTGTGGATTGTGATAATCCAGATAAGGGACTCCAGATCTTTGAGACAAACGCCAAAGACTTTGAGAAACCTTTGAAAGCAGCGCAGGATGATGCCGATAAAGAGGCCGCCAAGAAAGGTAAAGAAGTACGGTTCTTTGCTGATATTGAAAAGGGTCTTACTGTCAAGATCATAGGAGCAGAAGATTACTTTAATGGAAAGAAATTCATTAAAGCCTCCTCAGTGACACTTGTTGCCCGAGAAGATGATGTCTCTGAGTTTGAGGACGACGCAATCGGATTTGATCGTTTGATTGAGGAAATGTCTTACGACGATATTGCTGCCCTTATGAACGGTGCAGATACCGAAGAAGAGGAAGAGTCTCCTGCAAGGAAGAAGGTTGCTCGTGATGAAGACGACGATGAACCTCCGGCGCGTAAGAAAATAGTTAAAGAGGATGATGATGAAGCTCCTCTGGCTAAGAAAGTGGCTAAAGAGGAAGAAGACGTTCCCAAATGTCCTGTGAAGGGTGGCGTTTTTGGACGAGACAACGGGGATTTCCCAGATGACTGCGACGCATGTAAACTTTGGGGAAAATGCGCCAAAGCACAAAGGTAAGTAAGCCTAGCCCAGAGGGATATACTCTCTGGGCTTCTTGTAAGGAGGAAATATGAAGTTAAGTAAAATTAACGATGTACTCAGGAAATTCCACCTACTTCTAGTTGTAAGCTATTCTACTACAGAAAGAAAACCATGTGAACTCCACATTATTACGACTAAGGAATGGGATAGAAGAATTAAAGAACAACAGGGAGGCATATGCAAGACAGCACTATGAAAGCCGCAAAAAAAGCACTGGCAAGAGATACAACTAAAACAGATGACGTCCCCTCACTTTATTTTACTACAGGTCATACTATTTTAGATCTTGTAGTAGGTGCAGGTGAAGCAGCAGGATTTGGTATGGGGTATTTGGAAGGGACGATAGTGCGTGACCACGGGGATTCTGGATCCTCTAAGTCTTATAAGGCAACAGAATGTGTTGCTGCAAACTATCACAAGTACAAAGGTAAATTTAGGTGGAGATATTGCGACCCGGAAAATGGAAACACATTTGATACCCAAAGCCTCTATGGATTTGATATGTTTGGGGGGCAAGAAGATTATGGTAGAGATGTAGCCACAGTACAAGATTGGGATTGGGATCTCAACAAGTGGTTGGATTCTCTTAAACCTGATGAATGTGGCGTCTATGTACTAGACTCCCTTGACTCAGTAACAGACTGTGATACAGTAGCACGTAAACTTAAACGACGTGAAGCCTATGATAAGGATAAAGAGTTTGACGAGGGTAGCTACATGATGTCCATGCAGAAGTTCCTTAGTCAGGAATTCTTTAGAGAACTTACATGTAAACTAAAGAAGAAACACGCTATCCTTTATATTATCTCACAGGAACGTGCTAATGTTGGAGCAGGGCTGTATGCTCCCCGTACACGTACTTCTGGTGGTGAGGCTTTGAAGTTCTATGAGTCTGCCCGTATAGTAAGTAAGCTTCGTCAGAAAGATGAGATTAAAGATCGTGCTGTGTCTGCTATAATTCAAACTACAGCAGAGAAAGTACGGCATACGAGACCTTTCCGTAAGTGTTTTGTTACTATACACTTCACCTATGGGATCGATTCCCTTGGAGATGAGTTAGATTTCCTGTATAACTTTCGTACACCAGAAGGGGAGTTGAAAAAGAAAAAAGAGGGTGCTCTCAAAGTTACATGGGATGATAGTGAAGAGATGACACGGGATGAACTCTTCAAATATATTGAAGAACATAAACTTCGTAAAGAAGTAAAGCGCCGTGTCATAGAAGCATGGGAGGCTATTGAAGACTCCATAAAGATTCAACGGCCAGCAAAATTCGAGGAGGACTAAAGTGAGCAAAGAGAAAGAAGTCGTTACGTGCTTGGAAACTATGGATAAGGATACTAGCGATCTGAAAGATCAGTATGTATCCAAGAAGATTTCCAAACAGACTTTTACTACAGTGCTAGGCTTCATTCAGAAGTATCAGAAAATCTTGAAAGGTAACTAGGGGTGGCGCGCAAGAAGAAAGTAATTGCTCCACCAGAGCATTGTGATTCTGTAAGGGCCTATGAAATGAGTCCTTGGTGGCGTATCAAATCCAAAGCTTTACGAGAGCCTAAAGACACTGTATGCGCCATATGTGGTAAAGCCGAATGGGTTTGGCAACCACGTATTAAGAAATGGAAGTGTAGAAAGTTTCATACCCACCATATCCGGTATACTTCGGCACCTTATGAGAAACCAGAAGACTTTATGATCCTATGCTACACCTGCCATACAGAAGCTCACCTTATGTTGAGATATCAGAATATCTGCGAGATGTTCCAACGGATGGCAGATATAGTAAAAGAGTATTTCTTTTATGAGGGTATAGACACATTTAGACCGTGGTAACGCCGTACCCAGCATAGTTGTTATGCTGGGTACATTTATAGGAGGATGAATGGAAATAGACATAAAGGGGTATAAAGTCCTTATTGACGATGAAGACTATGAGAGGATGCGTAAACACGGCTGGTGCGTTCGTGTAATGTCGCAGCATATGATATATTTTCGATCAAATATATCAGGATTTGGTAAAGGACGCATATCCATGCTTCATCGTTTTATAGTGGGATGTGTCCCCAACGACGGAAAAACTGTAGATCATATTAATGGAAATACACTAGACAATAGAAAGTGTAATTTGCGTATATGTACTCAGCATGAAAATTCCAGAAACCAACGTATACGCAAGAATAACACTACGGGGTATAAGGGTGTAAGAATACGTAGGCAATATACGCATACATGGGATGCTTATATTATGGTAGACAATAAACAGATATCTCTAGGGGTTTGGGATAATATAGAAGATGCTGCACATGCATATGATATAGCAGCACTTTATTATTTTGGGGAGTTTGCCAGACTAAATTTTTCTCCTGAGAATTATCTAGGAATGGATATAATAGGGGAGTATAACAAAGTCACACAAACGGTATTTCGTAGAAATGGCATCAAACGTACTTGACAAACTTACCCTCCTATGCTAATATAGGAGGGTATTCTATTTAAGGAGTAACATGACAGATTTAGAAGCTAAACAGAAGATACAAGAACTGCTCAAATCAGGTGAGCTATCTGTGCAACAGATTTCCAACTCTTTAATGTTAGCGGCAAGAAAAGCATCTTACGTGCTTAATCTTCTGCGCAGAGACGGTATTGTTATTAAAAATAGTAACAACACCTATAGGTTAGTTGTGCCATCTGATTCAGCTATTACTCCTATGAAACTAGGAATCGTTCCTACTAAGACACCCAAACGTATCAAAAAAGATACGTCCTATAACAAGTCTATTATTATATTACGTATAATATTCGCCGTCCTTGCTGTAGGTGCTTCTATGGTAGGTATCAGAAATACATCAACATACTTACTGGAATCATATCCTTTGTTCTGGGCGTTCTCTCTGTCTGCACTTATCTCTCTTTTCATGGTATCCGCAGCCTCTATGGTAGTACTATTCTGGAAAGAGAAGAAGATCCCCCAAGCTATAGGAATAGGAATCCTATGGGTTATAATAACAGCATACAGTATGTCTGCGACGAGCATCGGTATGTATAACAAACAGAAAGAAACCTTTAAGGAAGCTACCCATATAACTAAAGTTGACAACACTAATCAAATGCTGTATACTCAATATGAAAAGCAGGAGAAGGACATACAATTACTTATAGACAATAAGAAGCTATCCCTTTCTAGGTATAATCAGCAAATATACCCTATGGGGTATGGGACTAAGGAGTATAATAATCTGTCTTATAATATCAATAATGCTGAGATTTATATAGCACAGCAGACAGCACAGCTGAATGCTATATCTACTAAAAAGGCAAGTTTGTTGTCAGTTATAGGTGATACAGAGGTTCCTGCAAAGAACTTCTATGAAATGATAGAGGAGACTTTTGGGATAAGGGCATCTGTTATACAGTTTGTTCTTAGTTTATTCGCTGCAATATTTGTGGATCTGATAGCTCCGATAGGAGCATCTATGGCGCTATTTTTGAAGGAGGATAGAAAATGAATTTACAGGATTACGTGGATATATCAAAAGAGATAAGCTATTTAAGGCAAGCAAGGGATCTTTTACGTTCAGTTCAGTTTGAACTACAACAAGATGATTATATATCTCAAGGTCTACAGGACGAAATAGAAGAGTTCTTTGAAGGTCAAAAAGGAGTTCTAGTTGATTAAATCCGTAGAGTTATTTAATTTCCAATCGCATAAGCACACCCTTGTGGAATTCGACAAAGGCATTAATATCATATCGGGTACATCAGATAGTGGTAAATCAGCACTCATGAGAGCTATCCGTTATGTAACACAGAACGCGCCATCCGGTTTATCTGTAATATCGTGGTGGGCGTTTAATGGTAAGAAGCAAAAGGAAGACTGCCGTGTCATCCTTACCCTAGAGGATGGTACCACAGTTGAGCGTGTCCGTGGTAGTATAAATGCATATATTATCAACGGAGAACTTCCACTAGAAGCGGTAGGTACTACGGTGCCAGAACAGGTGCAGAAGCTCCTCAACTTCTCTGAGATTAATATCCAGAGGCAGTTAGATGCGCCTTTCCTTCTATCTGATTCACCCGGAGACGTAGCTCGTTTCCTCAACAAGATAGTTAATATGGAAGAAGCTGACCTCTACCAAGGTGCTATAGAGGCTAAGAGACGTAGGATCACTACCGATATCACTACAGCTAATACCAATCTAGCTCGTGCCGAGAAGGAACTACTCGAATTCGAGTGGCTTGAAAAGGCAGAGAAGCTCACAGGTAGGATAGAGAAACTTGAGGGGGAAAACGATACTATCCTTGAGTCTACGGGAGATATTGAGCGTTCCATATATGAGCTTCGCCGTCAAGGGCAAATCCTCAATACCTGTGCCTGTATCTCTAGGGCAGTGGAGCTGGATGACGCTATAATGGCACAAATAGCCCTCCGAAACACGCATAGCAACTATATTAACGATGCTCAAGCCTCTATTGATAGATATACTCAATATAGCAAAGAGTCCTCTGTAGATGTTACTATGATGGATAAATTGGTACATAAAATAGACAGGATGGTAGAGGATACTGGTGTCATAAAGACAGAAGTAAGCACAGCCACTATCTCTATCACTCAATACAAGAATAGTGCTGATATCCTTGAGTATACTACAGAAGAATTGGATCCTTTGGAAAAGGAAGTAGCCTTAGTTGATGTATGTCCTTTGTGTGGTAAAGCACTTGAACATACTACGTGTGCGTTCTAGTATGGCGAAACCTATTTATGTAAATACTATGGGGTATGGAGTGCAGGTTTATTATGAACAGCCTATACCTGATGATCCCCCCAAGTATCAGCATAGGTGTGGGGATTGGTATTTCTATCTTGGGAAGGATCCTATTATACCAGAAGCATATGGACGATTCGCTAAAGTGTTACCTGATGGGACACTAGATAAGTATTTTATACAGAGTATAGATTACAGATATTTTCCAAAGTTTAAGGAGGTTTTATGAGAGCTATTATTAGGGGGGACGGTCACATGCGCGTTGATGTCCCTTCATGCAGACGGGAGACTGATGAAGAATGGATGATCTTTCAAGAAAAGATACTCAAAGAAATTATAGACAAGGCTAATGAACTAGATGCAGATATAATAGACACGGGAGATCTTCTGGATTCTCCTCGGGTAGGAGATGAAATTATTTCCGTGTTTATTCGTACAGTGCAGCAGTATCTTAATAACACCTATTTTGCGATCGGGGGAAATCACTCTCTGCTAAATCATAGAGAGAGTATGTCACATAAAGGGAGTATAGGGGTTCTACAAGCGGTAGGAGGCAAGATCAAGTATCTTCAATCAAAGGAAGAAATTATAGATGGTCGATTTCAGCACAGCTCGCAGCTGAATGATGATATTACTGTAATACACACTCTTACCTTTCCCACAGAGGATGAAATTCCTTTCGGAGCCAATGCTACTACCGCAGGACATCTTACTACCTTGTTTGACACAAAGTACGTTCTTTGTGGGGATATGCATAAGAGCTTTGTGTATCATAAAGACGATAGGTGGGTAATCAATCCCGGATGTGCCACTATCCAGACTGTGAACGAGTTCGACTATACTCCTACCGTCTACTTCGTAGACACTGAGAAAGAGATAGTAGACGCCATTCTTTTATCTAACCCTATAGAGATGCTCACACGAGATCATCTTACAGCACGGTTAGAGAAAGATGCCCGTATAGCGGAAGCTATAGAGGTGTTACGGAAAGATGGAGATCGTGTGTCTCTTTCTTTTATGACAAACCTTCTATCTTACCTTGAGGGAAAAGAACTTCCCAAAGGTATGGAAGATATATTAGATGAACTTAAAGAGGTGGTACGAAATGGAACAGAATAACGGTGCTGGTGGATGGGCAATCCTTTGGACATTTATTGGGGCTATGCTTATCGGCGTAGGTGTACTATTTGGAGTACTCTGGCTGGATGTGTATCTGGCTAAAGGATTCTTTGCTGCTATAGGAGTGATGTAATATGATAGATGTTAAACGGTTTGAAGAAATCAAAGCTAAGATCACCGCGTTGAAAGAGAAGAAGTCTCGTGCAGATGGCGCTATAGAGACTATCCAAGCGGATTGGAAACGCCTCTATGGTGTCTCCACCCTTGAAGAAGTAGAAGCTCTTGTGGACTCCAAGAAGAAAGAGATGCAGGAAAATGATGCTCTTATAGAGAAGTGGTATGAGGAGTTGAAGGGGCTTACTAACTGGGGATTGGTATGATAGATAAGTACAAAGCTATTATTCAAAGGAAAAGGGGGCAGCAGGAGATTCTTATTAAGCAAGCAGAAGAGCTTAGAGAGTTCCTTGTCTCCCTTCATGAAAAGCAAATAGCCACCGAATTCCTACAGGTCGCTATACAAAAGGCTGCTATGGAAACACAGCAGAAACTAATACTTCATATAGAAGGTATAGTAAACAAGATCATAGATACGGTGTTTCCCGATACCTATACATTCAAGGTAGAGTTTAAGGTTGCATATGGTAAATCTGCTGCACGACTTATATTTTTTAAGGATAAAGATGAAATCGACTTATTGGAAGCCTCAGGTTGTGGTGTTGTTGATTGTGCTTGTATTGCTCTTCGACTTGCTTGCTGGTCTTTGAGTGACTCTCCCAATGTAATATTACTGGATGAAAGTATGAAGCATTTATCAAGGGATAGACAACCACGATTTGCAGAAGTACTACGAGAGGTCACAAGTGCTTTGGGATTGCAGATTATCTTTGTTACCCATAGTGACTTGATAGAGTCTGTAGCAGATAAGATACATACAGTGAGTATACGAAATGGAATATCAAGCATAGCGTAATAAAAAGCCCCTCATTGTGAGGGGCTTACCTTTAGATTGTCAGTTCTTCCCAGACAATACCGAAGATTACGAGAGGAGTAGTACCTGCCGCCGCAATACCTTGAAGCATAAATCCCGAACCGGGTTCGAGGATAATACTTCCATCTACGACGTCAATACAATCGCTGATCTGGTATACTGAAGTAGCTAGGGCTGCTCCAAACTGGAATACAGGGTAAAGAATCTGTGGAGTAGATACCCACGTAGATCCAGTAAACAATCTTCCAACTCCACGAGGCATACCGAGATCCGTACATACAGGTACGAGTTCTGTGCCGGTTGTGGGCGGAGTTGTCTGTGATAATATTGCTGCCCCCACTACGGATCCCGCACCAAGAGTTCCTGAAACATAACCCATCGAGAGTTTCAGGATGGAGAGTTTTCTTCCTGAACTCGGGGGATTCCAAAGCGCAAGAGGTGGGGTTGTGGATAATGTAGTTCCGGGAGCAACACCAGCTATTGCATTAGATCCACACATGTACGTTCCATACCGAGCACCTTCAGTATATGCTCCATGAAGGGTAGTTACAACACCAGCACCTTCCCTACTTCCACGCATCGCTTGTCCTAGTCCAGCTCCATCCGCAACGGTATTTGGGCCGACCTTAAGTTCCATTATAGCCATATTTGGCCTCCTATTTTGATTCTTCCCAACCAGTGGGAGGAGTGATTCCTGTAGCATTAGCGTACATAGTATTTAGTACTTGTAGCTGTATTAATATTCTCTCAAGCATAGAGTACACCTCGGGAGTAGAAACTATCATTCTGTTCGATATAAGTTCTTGGGCGAAAGGTACTTTTTGATCCCCGCCTATTTCTACACGTGCACGTGGCAACTGCTGTGGGTACCTCGAATATCTATTATCAGCATACGTTGCTGGTTGTGTGGGGTTTATAGTGGGGGCAACAATCGGATCAACTGTAGTTAAGTTACCAAGTCTATATAAAGCAGCATTTCCAAATACGTTGGACATATTTGTATCAAAGGTATTTAATTCAAAAGAGGTGGCACGCTGTTGTAGTGGCTGAGTTTGTGATCC